TACCTGCTAATTTCTTTGGCTCAAGCCTTAAAGTATCTATACGAACAAATATAGATACCTTATCAAGCTCGACATTTTGCATTTTTTCTTTTAATCTATTAAACTTAAATACACCCTCTGATTTCTCCCATTCGTTCGGCTTTATATTTAACTGTATATGAAATGCAGGCTTTTCCGATTCGATATACTGCACGATAAGGTCATACATCTTTGATACATACTCTTTATTCACAATAACCTTGCTTTCCGTTGTTCTTTCAACTTCCGGAGTTTCTACGGTAGGCCTTCCTTTGAATACTGGACTATCAAGTAGTGCAAATTTTGACTTTATCTTTTCATAAAATCTATCCAGCCCTTCTTTACTTAAAAACTTTTTAGCCATACAGAACACCTACACAAAAAGAGCATCAATCTCTTCATTTGTAATACTACTAATATCCACCGCTTTAAGGTAACCGCTAAGATCTACTGATGTTGTACCAATCTTTTCAAACTTATCATTCAGCCAGATAAATTCATCATAGGCATCATTATCACCTTTAGCATTTGAAACAAGATAAATAGTTGCCTTTTCACCACTAGCTGGAAGTTCTTCTACCACAGAAAACTCAATAGATTTTACATTACCAATAAGACCTTTGACTTCTTCAGTAAGCTCTGCTTTTTTTACAAAGTCTGCATAGTCCTCAAGCTCTACTACTTTCTTAGGAATAGCTGTTACTTTAGCATAAGCCTCAATCCCTTCCATCCCATCAATTCTATGGGGAATTTCTGATTTCTTAGCATAATCACCTGCATCTTCTAGGCTCTCTACCTTAGTTGGAACACTTGATTTAAGTGCATAGTTTACAGCATCTAAAAGGTCTGTTACATTCTTTGGAATAACCGTCTTTACTTCATCAAGTTCTGTCTTTTTTGCAAATGTATCCTTTAGTTTCTTCCATACATATAAAAGTCCGTTGTTGTCTAAATATTTTGTTGCCATTTTTCTTCCTCCTGTTATTTAAGTAATTCTTCAAGTTCAATATTTGTAATTGAATTAAGTCCGAGTTCTTCAAGACTTCTGTTTCCAATCAGCTTTACTTCATTTATCTTTGGCTGATTGATTAAGCTATTGTAGTCAGATGAACCTGAGTCTGTGACCCTGATAATCGTTTCAAAAGATGTATCCATCGGTGCATCTCTTTTAAAGCTTGCATTAATTTCTGCCATTAAATCTCACCATCCTTTAAAATTTCATATGTGCTAGTTCGTATTAAAGATGATGCTATTGCACTTCCATCAGAAAACTTTGCTCTTATTTGGATTGTCACAATTCCCTCCATAAAAAGCAGCGTTTCTTTCTGAGATAGATAAACAGATACAATATTATTTTGTATTTTCACTTCATCAATACTCTTTTCTAATATGACCTTGCCATTTTGTTTGTAGGTAATAAAAAGGACAGATGCATTTGTCAAATCCACATCTGTCCGAAATATATTGATTGGTGTTGTTCCTCGGTGCATTGGTCACCCTCCTATGCTTTTTCTTCATCTTTTGCTTTTAGTTTTAGAATTTCATCATTAAGCTCTTTTTCTCTATCTTCATAGTATTTATCTAGGTTTTCTCTAAACGCATCAACTTCAAGTGAGTTTTCACTTATCACAGCTGACCTTACATCAGCGAGCATTCCAGCAAGTATTCCTTCTACCATATAGGTTGGAATAGGTATTCTTTGCTGCATAGCTGCTATATGTGAGTTTAACTCTCCTCTAAATTTTTGATAGGCAAGAGCGTAATTAATAGTTGGTTTCTCCATGTCCTTCCTCCCTGTCTTTTAGTATTAAATCCAGTTTCCTGTTGATTTCTTCAAGAAGAATCATATTTTTATCTTCTTTTACTTCCTGCTTTTTTACTACATCTTTTTTTAGTGTTCCTTCGTTAATAAGGACATCATTTGTATTAATAATCAGTTCTGACATCTTTATCTCCTATTCATAATAATTCAAATCCATTAGAATCCCGTCTTTAAATACCATGCGTCCATTTGGCCCCCAGCTTGCTACTGTCCCATTTGAGTTCATACTAAGTATCTGTACAAAATTAATTGTTGCATTAACCCCAAAGCCATCTCTCCACTGTGGATCTACAATTTTAAACCCATGAGCATAAAAATTACAGCCAAGGTGAATACCATAATCACTATAGATACTTCCTGAACGTGAGAAACACAGCATAGTAGTGTAGCTTCCTGAATTTGTGTATTCTTGTTGGGAAAAAGCCATATATTTACCTTCACTGTCAAGATCAAAGACTAGACCTTTATGTGAACTGTTTGCACTCCATACATTTGTACCAATTTTACCTATATACTTTCCATCACGATAAAAATGGTTTCCGTTTTCGTCAAAGGCAGCTCTCTTATGACTAGAGTCAATCGTACCGTTATATAAGCCAATTTCTCCTGCCGTTATCTGAACATAACTGCTTGCACTATTAAACCCAAGTAAGAAACTGTTATAATTTTGTCTCATAAATGTTCCAAACTCACCTTTTTGAACCATTGAGGAAATAGAGCCTTCTACCACAGATATTTTTGAAATCGCAGTCTCTGCCTTTTCTTTAGCTGCCTGTATGTCCTTATCCTTTACTCTCACCCATTCAAATGAGATAGAAGAACTGATACTCTCAGATGACGAATATTTCCATAGCATTCTCGTACCATCTTTGTATGGTGAGTGTTCTGATTCAGGATAATTACTACCAGAAAGGTTGATTATCTCTCCTGCATCAGTTGGTAAGCTAGAAACACCCCCTATAAGTTCCCTATAAGAATCCACTTTTTTAATGTAATCAATCTTAAATCCATAATAGTCATGCCCCGAACCGTCACACCTCCAGTAGAGCCAAAACTTATCAGATGGAATGAAAACTATTTGACCTGCTATGCTTGTCCCACCACACCTTGGAAGTGCATAAATCTTACCATCAAATTCATAGAAGATTTCTACCCAGTCATAATGCTCACTTTCTGTTCTTGAGCTTGCATTAAATTTAAGCTCAAGTCCCTGCTTTTTCATAATATATCTATATGCATATCCAGTGGTTGTATCATAGAAAAAATCTCCTACATGGCTTTTTCTGACTACATCTGAATTCCAACTATTTGCCGGTGCTCGTGATGAATTTGGTTCATATGTTCCATAATAGTTTCCATTCTTTTGTTCTAACATCTGATTTACAGTTTCTACACTTGCTTCAATTTTTCTATCTGTAGCTGAGAGCCTAGTATTAACCTCATTTATGGTGTAGTAGCTTTTAAGTTTCCTATCTGTATCAGATATTGCCTCCGTCTTTGAATCAAAGATTTGTTTTTCTACCTGTGATGTATATGAAACAGATAGTTTTTCAGCATCAATAGAGTGGCTCATGATTCTATTACCATAAATCATCCCATCAAGCGTCATACCAACAGCATACGGGCCTTCATATCCGTTGTGACTTCCTCCAATACCATTCATATTAACTTGAAGTACCTTAGTAGCAGTATTTTTATCCGGCGTATCCATATATAAATCTCTTAACCATCTGCCAGAGGAATCATATTCTGTTAGTTTATATCCACCTTCAGATATGTTCATCTGAGCCTTTAGATTATCTATAGCACTTTGGACTCTTTCATTGTCAATCTTTCTTGTAACAAGACTTTCTTCTTTTAGCTGCCTTACTGCATCTTGAGAACTTTGGATATAACCTTTAGCTTGATTACTCCCAAGAACCACCTTTATTTCTCCAGGCTTTTGAAGTGGAATAGTCTGTTTCATCACAGGAAATATTCTGTCCATTCCAAAAGGATAAGCTATGCACCTTACCCTGTCACCACATTCAATGGTTTCTATAGGCATTCCAAACTCCGATAAGTCAACTGCAGATAAAGCTAGTTCTACCATCTCAAACTGATTATCCTTAAGCCAAGCTGCTCCTTTTCTTAAAAGATTTTCAGGAACTGTTACGTCATCCCATCTGATTACCCTGCATACCCAGCCAAATTCATCTTTTGCCTCTTTTGAAACAAGATAGTTTTTCCCATCGTTTACAGATTGAATATCCGTATACTTTTTAAGAATATCGTTTTCATCTCCATCTATTTCTTTACCAAGAGGTATAATGGCTGTAGTAATATCCTCAGCAGATAAGTCTTCCGTATAATCAAGAAGATTTACCCCAAATTCAATAGACTGCTCTGTGGCTTTTCCCATTTCTTCAAGTCTTAGGTAATCAAGATATAGACCCTCTTCTTCCCTTCTTAACTTCAAATATCCACCCAGTTTATCAACTATTTTTGTCATGATAACTTCCATTGTGGTTTCATAATTGGTGAATCTATATAGAGAGTTATTTGGATCGCTTACAGTTACTCTTCCAAGCATTATCTTTTTCTTTTCATCAACCTGTTCATTATGGATTTTAAGAAATTTGGAAAGTAACTGATAGGGAGTTTTGTCATGGTATTCCATCTGAGGCTGAATGCTGTCAGCTAGATATGATAAAAGACCTACGCACTGGACTTTCTTATTCCCACGTAGGTCTTTTGTTTGTTCTCTAACTTCCCCTATAAATATTTCTTTTTCGTCTCTATACACACTGACAATAGACTTTCTATTATAGATTTTTTCATAGTAAGGATTTTCAGGCGGACATATAAAGCTAAGTGAACCTGCCGTATTTAGTTCAAGATTCAGTGTAGAACTAATCAAAGCTGCCTTTCCATCACTTGGATAATATATGGTATTTCCATCCATCACAATTTTATACATTTATAACCACCCCCTTTTATATGAAATATCTATGGTGCTGTTACCTGTTAAAGAAAGCACTAATTCTTTTCTTTCTCTTACTTCCGGAAATCTATTTATCCCTTTTTTGATACTGAACTTCTTTCCTTTAAAATTTAATGCCACTATATTTTCTGTTTTATTATTAAACTCAGGAACTATAGTCATATCTGAATCAAATGGAATTGTCACAGTCTTGCTATTTGTAATAACAACACCCTCAAGTTTATGAATAATCTCTCCACCATTTACCAAATCAGAAATCTTATATTTATATGGCTCAAGCTTGTAGTCTAAAGTAATAAGTGAATAGTTTTTATCTGATTTAAATTCACTCACCCACATCCTGCCTTGATATACATAGTCTTTTTCCGTATCAAGCACAATATTGGTCTTTTTCCCATGGACAGTGCTTAAAAGTTTCCCATAGACCTCTTGCCATTTTTCAGGATCTGATACAAGAAATTCAAATGAGCCTGTTCTCATTTCATATAAAACCTCTCCTCCAAGACTTTCTGTAATATCTATTTCCCCTTGTATGCCGGGTATATCAAGATATTCTAATTTAGGAGATGGTAGGTTAATAATAGGCTTACTTGTTGGGACAAGTCCAAAGTCTTTATAACTATGAAATTCACCAATTTTCATCCCATACACACTTACCACCCCCTTGCCTTTCTATTTTGTAATTTATAAAGTTCCATATCTATCTTTGTTGCAATGCCTCCAACCAGCTCTCCTGAATCAAGAACGATGCTTGTTTGTGCAAACTGTGGGAAGTATCTATCCATAATAGCAAGAACTCTTGTCATTACACTAAGAAGTTCTCCATTTGCTCCTGCCGTCATATTTGAAAGTGTATCAAGCCCCATAATCACTTCAGGCCCTGCCTCCCCTCCACCAAGAAGATGACCGCCTTTACTACCAAATATAGTAGCACCATTTAAGAGCATAGGTTTATTCATAGCCTTCTTATACCAGTCAATTGATAGATGTGGCACAGATGGCGGGGCTAAAGAAAAATGACCTTTGATACTAAAATGTGGTAGTTTGATATGAGGAAGTTTTAGACTAATACTTGAAAAGAACCCTTTAATAGCATCAACCACTGATTTCACTTTATTTTTAGCCTCCTCAATCGGAGTAACAATAGCACTCTTTATTCCATTCCAAATAGAAACTGCTGTATTTTTGATTCCATCAAATATGGAACTTACTGTGCTTGATACTGCATCAAAGACTGAGCTAATCTTATTTTTTATTCCATCTACCACCGCAGATATGACTGATTTAATAGCATTCCAAACAGTTGTTACTACATTTTTTATGCTGTTAAAAATCGTAGTAATAACTGATAAAATAGCATTTATAACTGTTGTAATGACGACTTTTATGGCATTCCAAACTGTTGTTATCACAGTTTTTATGGCATTCATAATGCTTGTAATAACCTGTGAAATACTGCTAAGCACAGTGCTTACAACAGTCTTAATTGCCTCCCACACCGTCATAATAGTTTCTTTGCAGTTTTCCCAAATAAACCTAAATGGCAGAGTAATCAATTCAAAGTATCCTTTAATTAGCTCTACTATAAACATGAGTGCTACAGTCAATACATTCTTAATAGTTTCCCATACTGTAGTAAAAATGCTAACTAGTCCTTCCCATATTCCCTTAAAGAAATCTGAGATGCCTTGCCAGATACTCATGATGGCAGTTGATACCTTTTCCCATAAGCCTTTAAACCACTCAGTGATGGCACCCCAATTTTTTATGATAGCTATGATAGCTACAACGGCTGCAATAATAGCTGCAATAATGGCTATGATTGGAAGAAGGGAAACATTAAGTGCTCCAAAACCTACAGCTGCACCACCTGCTGCAGTACCTGCGGCTGCTGTTCCTACTGCACTTGCTCCTCCTGCTACACCTACTGCAGTAGTTGCTGTAGCTGTTCCTCCAAGTAGTCCAATAAGACCTCCAAGAGCGGAGGTAATAGTTCCAACTGCAGTAATAACTTTTCCTATAACGACAAGTACTGGTCCTACTGTTGCAGCAATAAGTGCTATCTTTACAATAGCCTGCTGCATACCGGGAGATAGACTATTCCACTTTTCATTTAACGACTTCATCATTTCAGCAAATTTTTCTAACATTGGCTGAAGGACTGTCATCAGAGAATTTCCTACATCAGCACCTACAATCTTTAGACTGTTCATTGAGGTCTTAAACTTATCTATAGGGTCTAAGGTTTCATTAAAGGTAGAATCCACATTTCCAAGATTATCTTTTAGAGATGTTCCAAGTTCTTCAAAGGAAAGAGAACCATTTTTACAAGCCTGATAGATTGCAGGACCTGCCTTTTTACCAAATAGGTCAATTGCTGCATCAAGTCCTTCCGTGTCTGATTTTGCATTAACCATGCTGTCTTGTATATCTTTAAGAGCCTCTTTCATAGGCTTTCCGTTTGCCGTTGCATTAGAAAGTGCCTTAGATAAACCTGTCATAACCTGTGATGTGTCTGCTCCTGACATTTCAACATTTCCTAGAAAATTAGCTGCATCCGATGCTGAAAATCCTAGTTGTTGAAGTGATGCTGAGTTTGTCACCATACTCTTGGCGAGAGCATCCATGCTGATACCGGTTCTTTGTCCAACAGCATTCATGGTATCAAGTAAGGCTCCTGCATCTTCAGCTTTAAGTCCAAAGGCAGATATGACCTTTTGCGTATTATCAATAGCACTTGATACATCTATATTATTTAGCTGTGCAAACTTGATGAACTTTCCAGATAGCTCCTCTAACTTTTGACCTGTAAGTCCAAATCTAGTGTTTACCTCTCCTATAGCTGCACCTGCTGTTTCAAAGTCTGTTGGAATGGAAGTAGCAAGGTTTTTCATGCTATCTTGCATTTCTTTTAAAGCCTTACCAGATGCACCTGTTTTCTGAACAATGATATCCATTCCTTTATCCACTTCATTAAAGGCAGATAAAGATGCAGCACCTATTGCTACGATAGGTGCTGTTACATGAGTTGATAGACCTTTACCAACTTCAGTGGTCTTATCTCCAACTTCTTTAATTTTATCGCCTGCTTCTTTCATAGAAGCAGATAGTGCTGATGGTACTTTTTTTGCTTCTTCCTGCAGTGCCTTTAGGTTGTTTTCTGTTTCAATAATT